TTACCTAAAATTTCTTCAAATTTTTGACGAATTTTAATATCTGATACATAAGCTTTTACCGTTTTTGGCTTACTTTCAGCGATTTGATTTTCTGTCTTTACTTGTGCATTCATCTTCTTATTCCTTAAAATGGTAATGGGTTGTTAGGGCTAGTTTTGTCAATGTAGGAGACAACAATCTCACCTTGTGTCACCTCCTCAACTAGTAACTTGAAATAACCCATTGCCTCAGCAAGTGTTCTTTCATTTGCTTGAGCTGGGCGCTTAATCGAAACGTCCAACGCTTCAAGTAATTGGCGCTTTTGGTGTATTTCCATCTCACGCAACCCCTCTCAATTCATTAACTTTTTCTTCTTCAAAATGCGCTTTAAGCATTTCATTGAGCGTGTAAACTTGGTTATTTGTCAGTGCAAATTGAAGTCCTTGAGCTGCAAAAATATCGTCATAATCTTTAACAACAGGGCGGTGCCAAGTTGCTACTTCAAGCAAGTCATAATCAACATCAACATCATTTTGCGGATCACTAGTATTGTTCCAAGCAAGTGAACTTGTAGTTTGATTTGCTTCAACAACAGCGGATACATAACAAGCGCTGTAGTTTGGTACAATCAGTGAGAAGTGGACTGTTGAGCCTTTAATATCAGGCTTATCAGCAACTACAAGATTTTGAAAAGTAGGTGCTTCAGGAGCGTAGTTAGAAAGCATATTCATTGTTGTGGCTCCTTAAACACTTTGCGTAACGCATCACCGACTTGTCTGATTTCTTCTAAGGTGCGCCATGCGCCATACTTAATAAAATCCTTATGTCTTTCAGCATCAGTGAAGGTGTTGCAGGTATATCCGTGTTTAAATGCTGGATGAATAATGAAATACTCTTCACCCTTTTTCGGCTCAAAAGGCGCAGGTACTTCAATTCCATTGATTGAGATGGTTCGTGGTTTTAGGCGGAATATAAAACCGCTATCCAAGACATCACAAATAGTTAGCTCTCTAGCATTTTGCCATTCGTGTAGATTTGCCTCATATTCAACATATGCTTCAACTTCCTCACCATTCGCCAAAGCAATCAGAGCTTCTTTTCCTGAGATAAGTTCCATACTCACCCCCTTACCAAAGCGATATAGAACATCGCACCGATCAAAAAGATGATGATTGAGCCAAGGAGTAAGCTTTGAGCCTTATCCCATAAGCGACGATTCGAAATCTGTTCGATCGTCAGTAGACGTTGTGGTTTTTTGTGTGACATAATATTCTCACTCTTTGAGTAAAAGCCCCGTCGGTCGAATGTCAGGGGCTTTTTTGTTTGTGTATGAGGTAAAATATACCTAACAGGTAAAATAAAGTAAATACCTTGTAGGTAAAATAATTAAATTATTTTTATACTTTGTAGGTGTATATTTGTAATTATGCTTTAATAGACAAAAGAAAACCCACACTGGGTGGGTATCTCTCAAATGATTAAAAAAGGGGGGATTATACTTTTGTAAAAATTAATAAAAATCTTCTGCCTTGCTCAACCAACATAAACAAAGCTGTCATCGCAAAAAGAATCATTAAATAAAATACATAACTCAAATTTGGGTTAATAGTAAATAAGCATGTAATGCCTAAAACTATAGTTATTAAAAAGACAAAGCAATTTACAAAACAATCTACTATAAAAACTTTATAATGCCCCGTTTTACGCATGTTCTCAACTAATTTTCTATCCATTATGGCAGTAAGCATTGCAACTGCTGTTAATAAGAATCCCAGGATAGTGCCACTTATACTGCATATCAATTTTGCAATTTCATAAGGTGTATTTTGGTTTCCATTTTGAAAATCTATTAAAAAACCTTGCTGCTTAATAATAAAAGTGCAAATTGCGATTGAGCAAATAAAACTAATTAAGAGTGGTGCGTGCCGTTCCAAGAATTTCATCTAAAACCTCTCGCTTCTCTTCATAAACTGATTCTAGCATATCAACCATAGTCAGAAATGGGATGGATTTTTTATCCGCCTCAACTTGTCGCGATGCTTTAACGCGATCAGTTATTAGATCAAGCCACTCTCTTTTACCTTCATCCAGTACAAAGACTTTTGCACTTTTCGCAGCACCCGATGATACTAATGTTTCTAAGCCACGTTTTAATAGCCTACTATTGAGAAATCCAGCATCTTTTGATCGAAGATCAACTCCCCCAGTTAAATTAAACAGGTCTGCACCCGAATTTTCCATCAAGGAGAATAGGTTATCTGTAAATTTATTTTGATTATACATGCTAGGTGCGGTAGGTCGAGCTACTGAAATTTGAAATTTTAATGCTTCAGTTTTGCTATCCATAAGTCTTAATAATGCAGATTTTGTTAAAATTGGAGCAACTTCTATTTTATCACCACTAATGGTACTTAAAAAATCTGCAAATCGCTCAGGGTGGTTTGCATGAGCATCGTGCTGCCATATTAATACATTACGATCTGGATAAAATATAAAGCAATTTCTTTCTATTATTCCTTGGTCATCTTCTAGTTGAATTTCAGTCTCATCTTCGCCATACCGTGCGAAAGCTGGCAATTGATCAATCCTGTATTTTCTGAATTGACCTAACCAATAATTTTTACTTGTCTTATCTAGTCTGTATATCTCCCTAGTAAAGCCCCTAACATCAATAAAACTACCCGTTACACCATTTTTTAAATTTTCAAAACAATCCAATAAAGTGGTATTTTGATTTGAAGAAATAACAACTTGATAAAAATCAAAATTAATATCTTTTTTAGCCATAATTAACCCTCATCCCGATCAATTCTAAAGGACTGCGTCGGGTTCGCAGTTTAAAAAATGATTGAAACCCAACAGAGGGCAACTGCAATAAGAATTATCCCTAGTTTCATGTAGTCAAATTTATTCATCTTAGATTCTTCTTATAAAAATTGCTTTTGGCTTATTAAGCTTCTGAATAATTTTCCAAAAACTCATCCACCCATCCTTGAGCAACTTCAAGATTGGTTATGTCAGTCAGCTTTAGATTTGTTTCTTCTGCTTCGTTAAAACCTTCAATAATGGCCTCAAAGATATTTGCTTCAGTAATGACCTCACGTGCAATTTCCGCAGCGTCATAGCTTTGTTTAGCTTTTTTAAGTGAGGCGATTTGTTTATCAATTCCCGCACCAATTTTAGCTAAGGCCAATTTGAATTCTTGACGATTAATTGTTAGCGCAGTTTTAGATTTATTAAGTGTTGCGATCATAGTGTTCTCTTTATTTATGTAGAATCTGGATGCTCTTGCTTATGTTGACTTGGTGGGATGATTTCAATAATCGCAGTAATGCTTTCTACATCATCCATATCAAATGTAATTCTTTCCCCACCATTTACAGCAAGTAAATTTAGGACATTGTTATTAATACCAATCAATTCTTTAATCGTGCAACGACCATCTTTTAAGCAAACTTGGACAAATTCAGTTGGGGTTAATTCCGCATCTGGATCACAAACTACATACCATCCATTACGGATAGCAGGGTACATAGAATCACCAGTTCCTTTTATCCCATAAGTTCTATCGTTCATGGAGCGGGTTGGAATGTATCCATCTCCACCATTGCCTTCATAACCCATATCTGTGAAAAAGCCATCCATGCCCATTTTGCTGTAGGCCTTAACTGGAACCCATCTCTTTCTATTCAAAATTGGTAATTCAGGAGCATTGGAAAATCTAACAGCATCATCTCCATCTGTAATGTTGTATTGCTTTTTGAAAGCTTCAATATCAAGTTTATTAAAGTTGCCTAAATTCAGTATTGATTCGCTATCTGATTGGTCGAGATATCCTTTAGGTTTATTAAAAGCCTTCTCAATCTTCTCAGCCGTATCGTCACCAATATTTTTAGTTGGATTTTTACCAACATATTGGCTTAACAAGTTGTATGACATGTCAATTTTTTCAGCAAACTCAGTCCGATTTAGGCCAGATTCCTTCATTAGCTTTCTTGTATTGCTAAGTCTAATCTCATGAATTGTCTTCAATTCAGCCATTTTAAGTTCACCTTAATTCAATAGTTAGTAATTTACCTATCAGGTAGAAAAAATAAATACCCTGAGAGGTTGTATTTTGTTTACCTTGTAGGTATATTTATTATTAATTTACCTTTAGGGTGTATTTATGGTGACTCTTTACGATTTCTGGCGTGGTCTTGATAAAGATCAACGCATCCAATTCTGTGAAACCACAGATATTTCCTATGGATATATGGAATCACATCTTATCCATGGCCGAAAAAAACCAAGCATGGAAACTATTCAAAAAATAGTCGATGCAAGTGACAAGAAATTAACCCACAAAAGCATTTTTGACTTCTTTCTTAGAAAGACTAATGCAGCCTAGGAACCACCATGAGCAAAGTATCAATTGAAGAGAACGCAAGCGCTAGCAATAACGCATCGCTCATTTTGAAAGCAATTAATTCCTCTAACCAAGGAAAGGTTGCTGAACAACTTGGAGTGGATGCAAGTACATTATCTCGAATGAAAAATGATAAGAAATCCAACAACTTGACGGATATTGAGTTTTTTGCATCTTTGTTGAGTTCTATTGGATTGAAGGTTGTAAATGCTAACGATGTTTATTGTTCTCAAGAAATTGCGGAAGCAACGCGAGTTTATTTGAGTAATGCGTTTAGTTCGCCTGAATACATGCGGATCTTATTTAAATAAAAAAACCACTGCCAGCGCGAACTGGAGTGGTTAGTAATTCATAACGAGGTAGAAATGAATATGCATAAAATTCTAACAGACATTGAGCTACAGCGAAAGATTTATTTATTTCAAAAGGCAGTCGAAGAACACGCTGAAAAGCGCTCACTTCCGACTGCTCAGTCTGTGGCAGTTGCAAAGGCTGAACTATGGGCATTTATACAAGGAGCAAACGCATGAGTGTTGATGCGCTAAATTGGGCGTGGACTGCACCAGTTGAAAGTTCAGCACAGCGCCTTGTCTTGCTTTCATTGGCTGATCGTGCAGGTGAGCACCATACTTGCTATCCAAGCAATAGCAGATTGGCAAAAGACACAGTTTTGAATATCAAGACTGTTCAAAAAGTCGTAAATCAACTTATCGATTTAGGATTGGTTGCTGATACTGGTAAAAAAATGGGAACCACAAACAAGGTTCGAGTTTTAAAATTAGTTGGTGTGCAATCAAGAGAACAAAACCAAAATCGGGATAGTTATAACGAACCCAAAAAAGGGTTAATTGATAATGATAACGAACCCAAAAACGGTGCTATTAAACACACCCAAAAAGGGGTTAATTCAGCAGAACAAACGAACCCAATTTTGGAGGGTAACGAACCCAAAAACGGTATCGTGAACGATCCCAATTTTGGGGTACAGAACCTACCAATTAACCTATCAATGAATCTCTCTTGTCAACACGAGTGGATTCCAAATCAAAATCAATTGATCGGAGTTCTTCAACAAAAGGGCTATGGTCAAAATCTAAAATTCATTTTTGGATTACCAAGTTTTGAATTTGAGCTTGGAGCATTCAACGCTCATTTCGATGGTCAAGTTTTGTCTGATGCAAAAAAACTCTACAAGTTTGCAAATTGGATTTCTGACAAGTTTGAACGTCACGTGAAATTACATCCTGAGTACATCGAAGTTTCTCAACCTGAACAACCACAGCAAGCACCAAGCACTGAATTCAAAGGCGTACGTAAAACATTCAAGGGGATGGACCAATGATTGAATTATTTTCTATCCCTGTTGAACAAGCGATTTTGTCTACTGTGATCGGTACTGAGCAAGGCATGGATGAGTACATTGAGCAGATTGATTCAAGTGATTTCTATGCAGCTCAACATCAAATTATTTGGTCACATGTGAAATCGCAGTTTGTGAAAGGCGAAGCGTATGACCAAGTGATGATTTGGGAGCTGATTCGTGCTAATGCGATTGAAGTCAAAGCGGTTGATGAGAAATTTATTCTCAATCTGATGGGTTGTTACTGCCCACATTCGCTTTTACCAACACACCTTAAAAAACTTAAAGATTTTGCTGTACGCAGAAAGATTCAAGATGTGAGTAAGCAGATTGGAACTGCCGCAGTTGATATGGTTTCGTACACATCAGAAACCGCCTTAAATCGTGCACAGGCTCTCGTCAGTGGCTTAGAAACAGGTTCGGTAGACAATCGCCTTAAACATGCTCATGAGTTCTCTAAGGACGCAATCAAGGAGTTTTTAGAGCGACATACAGCTTTGCATAACAATACGCCTTTTGATGGCGGTATTCGTACTGGCTTCTGTGAGTTGGATAACAAGCTGGGTGAAGTTGGCAAAGGTGATTTAGTCATCATCGGTGCACGCCCAAGCATGGGTAAAACCACACTCGCTCAGAACTTTGCAGCAGACATGATGGTTAATCAAGGTCTACCAGTTTTGTTCGTTTCAATCGAGATGTCAGGCAAACAGATTGCGCAGCGGATGATTAGTGGAATTGGTCAGATTGAATTGCGAAAAGTTTTAAGTGGTAAGGCTCAAATTGAGGACTGCGGAAAGATTAATACTGCTGCAATGATCTTAGAAAAAGCACCTTTGATGATTGATGACAATGCTCGTTCAACGACTTCAACGATCCGTAGATCAGCACGAAAAGTACAAGCTGAATATGGGAAAGTTGGTGCGATATTTGTTGATTATATCCAGCGTGTAACTCCACTCACTAAAAACAATTATGGTCGCTCTGACAAAGATATTGGCGAGATTTCAGGGGAATTGAAAAAGATTGCTCGTGATTTTGAGTGTCCAGTATTTGCTTTGGCTCAATTGAATCGAAACCTAGAAAACAGACCAAACAAACGGCCTGTAAACGCTGATTTAAAAGAGTCAGGTGATTTAGAGCAGGATGCAGACATCATCATGTTTATCTACCGAGATGAGGTTTACAACAAGGAATCTAAAGAGGTTGGTACCGCTGAAATCATTATTGGTAAAGCACGTAATGGCTCAACTGGAACAGTGAAATTAGCAACCGACTTAGCTCGCTCAACATTTGCAGATTTAAGTCCTGAATATTACGCAATGATGCAAGGGGAGTTGGTATGAATGCGGTTGAGTTAAAAAAAGTAATTAGTTTCAGTGGCGGTCGAACATCTGCTTATTTAGTCAACTTGTTTAGATCAGATCCAAATGCACATTTTGTATTTATGGATACTGGAGCCGAACATCCAGCAACATATCAATTTATCAAAGATATTGTTAAACACTGGAAAATTGATCTTGTTTGTTTGCGTGTCGTTATCAATCCAATTATGCACAAAGGTGGAAGTTACAAAGTTGTTGGACTGGATGATCTAAAACAAGATTTAGAGCCATGGAAAGCGATGGTTAAAAAATATGGAAGTCCTTATTACGATTCGCCTTTCTGTACAGCACGCATGAAAACCGAACCATTTGAAAAATACTGCAATGATAAATTTGGAAAAGGTAATTTTGAGCGTTGGATCGGGATTAGATTCGATGAACCGAGACGCCTACCAATAGAGATTCTCGAAAAACTAAACTTACCAATTCATAAAGATGCGAAAAAACAAAAATCAGGTTTTCGGTATTTAGCTGAAATCTCTGACATAGAAAAAGATGATGTTTTAGATTGGTGGGAAAAACAAAGTTTTGATTTAGCTATCACTGAGCATCTTGGTAATTGTGTTTTCTGTATTAAAAAAACGATTAATAAAGTTGCATTGGCAGCAAAAGATGAGCCTGAGCAGTTTGTTAAATGGGTTCATGTCACTGAGGGTGATCAAGTTCGATCAGAAGGACGCAAGTACAACCATCATCGTATGTATCGTGAACGCCTGCATGGAAGTGATATTGCTGAAATGTACAAAGAACATTCACGTGATGAGCTTTACAAATCATTGAGAAGTAGTAAGCGCTATGAATCAGGCTCTTGCTCTGAATCATGCGAGGCTTTTGCAGACGTGGAAAGCGTAGGAGGTGGGGTGTGAATATAACTGACACATACATTGAAAATGGCATCAAAGTAAAAGTTTTGAAAGGGTGTGAGTTTAAGCCACGCCCAGCTCGCTCAACAGTTGAAAGCCCAAAGCAAGCATACGCCTCAAGTATGCAAGAAATAAAACTATTGAATTGGTGTAATGCAGGAAGTGTTAAGAAACCGAGACGTACAGCTTTGGCTGAATTATCGGGCATATCCCTTGGCCGAATTAGAAGTTGTATTACAAGTGGCATTCGCACTCGATTGACTTTAGCTGAATACAAGAAGTTTGCTGCATTAATGCCAGTAATTGAAGAAATGGAAAAGGTGGCACTATGACAACTATAAACAACTCTGAAAACTTGATTGAGAAAGTAGGCGGGATTGAGAAGGCGAGGGAGGTTGTGGAGGGTGCGCCAACATGGGCCACTACATACTGCATGGCTTATGCAGCCTATGGTGGAACTTTTCACTGGTATGGGGCTTGCAAAAACTGCTATGTACTGCCTGCTTTACGCACCGCCATTGCAGAGCATGACTTAAAACAATGCCAACACGGTTATGACATAGCTTGCTTGATTTGTGGGTTTGGTAATGAGAATGGCGTTAGGGTTTGGCGTAATCAAATCGAATCAGATGAAGTCACAGACATTCGCAACCATCTTAGTCCGAGTACATTGGTGATTGATCATGAATAAGCACATTCCTTGTGAGTCAGATTTAACAAGTGTTGTTCCTGAAACTTGGGCGAAAGCTGTTATGTGTTGCAAGACTGGAAATCCATATTGTGGCGCAGATGGATATTGTCATGCTGATGGTGCTTGTTTTGAGGTTAAGGAATTAACACTAGGTCAAGCTTTGGTCGAGATTGAACACCTAAAAAAAGAACTTGATGAAACGAGAGTTAAAAATACTCAGGTTGAGTCAAAGCATTTGAATGTTATCGCTCGACTAAATCATGCGAAAGAAATGGCCCTCAAAGGTGGACAAAGTGAGCGCTTATTTGCGATTAGACAAACACTGGCAATTTTAGAGCGAGACAACAATGCAAATTCCTAAAGGGTGGCAAACACAATCTAAGCCTGTTGCTAGGTCAGTCCTCAAACCAAGAAAAAAACATGAACCATCAGTAGGTGAACGGCTCTTATGCCGTCACCTAGACGCTTTAAAAATCGAATATGTGCAAGAGTTTAAGTTTCATCCTGAGCGGAAGTGGAAAGCTGATTTTCGTATTGAGGGCTATCCGATTCTCGTTGAAGTAGAGGGAGGCGTGTTCTCAGGTGGTCGGCATACAAGAGGGAAGGGATATTCAGCAGATTGTGAGAAATACAGTGCAGCGGCAATCCTTGGCTGGGTAGTGATTCGAGGTACTACAGAACAGGTCAAGAAAGGGATTGTTGTTGGTTGGATTGAAGAAGCGATTAAGAAGGTGAAGGTATGAGCTTAGTCAAAGTTTGGGACAAAGAGATCAATGGCAAGCTCTACGCAGTCGGTGATATTCACGGATGCTACAACTTGCTGATGAATCGATTAAATGAAATTGGTTTTGATTTTGAAAATGATTTGTTGGTTGCAGTAGGTGATTTGGTGGATCGAGGCATTCAAAACATTGAGTGTGTGGATTTATTGAATGAGGATTGGTTCACTTCGGTTCGTGGTAATCATGAGGATCTATGTATTCAGGGCATTGACAACCAATCTGCTAGAAATTGCCATATCTCAAATGGCGGTGAATGGTTCTACAACGAGTTATCACCTGGTGATCAAGAAAGAATGGTTGAGCAATTTAAAGAGCTTCCAATCGCTTTAGAAGTAAATCACAACGGGAAGAAGTATGGATTTGTTCACGGTCACATTGAGCAGAATGATTGGAATGAGTTTGCCAACAATGAAGGCGTTTCAGCATTTCGTGATCCAGCTCAATTAGCAATGTGGGGCAGAGAACGCCTTAACTCAGACAATCTGCAATACACACATGTCAAAGGCATTGATGCAGTAATTATGGGTCACACAGTCACTCAAAAGCCTTGTAAGCGTGATAACTGCTACTGGATTGATACTGGTGCGGTTCACTGGGGAACGATGACGATTTTAGATTTGAGCAAGGTTTAAGGGGTAATTATGAACGCAGTAGCAAATAGAAAACATTTCTCAGTTGCAATTAACTGGGCAGAAAATCCAATTGAGTGGCACTTAGAGCAATATGGTTCTTGGCTACTGCTTGATGAAAACTATGTGAGCTTAGGTGCTTCGAGTGTTTTGGGTCATTTGATTGATACAGCGAATGGTGTGTGTGTTGATAAGCGAGAGAGAGTTGCGCCACGATGCAAGATCAATGACGCTCATGCAGATGCGGTTAGCGATATGCTAGTGACTTTAATGAAAAATGAGAACAACAAGGTTCAGAAATGGCTCAAGGTTGTAATCATGTTTTATGTTGAATTTAAGACAGAGAAAACCATTGCAAGACAACTTGATATATCTGAATTTTCAGTCGCTAGAGATAAAATGCTTGGATTGGTTCGGTTGGCAACAAAGTATAAATTCAGAAGTCGCATCATAGGGGCTTGAAAGTCAGGGTCTACTTTGATATATTTCTGTTATAGTGGACGAAGTTATGGTAATCCACACAGTTTTGATTTCCATACCCGCCTACTCCAATAAGTGGGTATTTTTTTACCATTTTTTTGAAATATTATAGATAATCATTTATTATTAGATAGCAACTCAAAAAGTTGTAGATGCAAATGTTGACAGCTCGGAAAGACGAGTAGCTCACAGAAATGTGGGCTTTTTGCATTTCTGCTGTACCAAAACTGTATATCAGGTTTAAACTCCCACCGATAAATAGGAAAACACATGAATATTTGCATCGGTGGCGAACAAAACGGTCAAGTTGTAGAGAAAAGCCCGAACGATTACTTCCAGCAGTCAATCGTAATTGGCGACAAGACTTATAAGTTTTGGTTTTCAGATAAAGTAAGTTTTCATGATGCGTTTGTCGAGGCTGAGAAGCTGGCAAGGCAGATCAAATAAGGGATTATCCCGTATTTAAAATTAAGGCGCTTAGGCGTCTTTTTTTACGTCTAAATTTTACAAAGGTGCTTGTGACGTGCACAAGTAATCTATTGAGGATTGACTCATGAAAGATCGTTAGCTTTAAAAGCAACTTGGATTTGTGACGTTTGCCAGAATAATGGTGAACTATTAGCGCAAACGGTAGGATGCAGAAACCAGCCGTATAAATCGGTTTGAATCCAATGTGATTTCGTCACACATTGAGTTAGCCTCAGAGCCCTAAGCTGTGGGTGACTCCCCGACCAAAGAGATTGAAAGACACAGAGCAGATCAATAGCTAACTTTGAGATGTTTGTCGTGTTGAGTAGCGGTAGATCAGTTGCCGAGCTGATCAATGTCGTAATCTAAGGCAAGGATGTGGCAGATCACCACGTCCTTTTTATGCGCCATTAGCTCAACTGGATAGAGCATGGGTTTTCTATACCAATGGTTGTAGGTTCGAGCCCTACATGGCGTGCCATATTTCAGGAGAACAACATGCTCCGAATAAAACAAATCTTCTGCCGACACGTTTGGGAATATTCAGATTTCTTTACTGTGAGAGAGTGTCGGAAGTGTGGGAAGGTTAAACCATTATAGATTTTAAAGAGAAGTGATTTATGCTGTATAGCGGATCAGGCAATTCTAATCGGTCACTTCATCTTTAAAATTGAGCTATTCGGGAATTCCGAATAGCTGATAAGCGCAAAACGTGTAGCAGGGTAAATGTATGTTTAAGGGGGATGACATCAAATGTCACCCTTAATTAGGTGTAATCACACCATTTTAAACCTTTCGCTACGTTTCCTTTGCCCCGAAAGGGGTTTTATTTTGTCTTGGAGAAAGCCATGCGTTTAGGTCGAATTGTATTAGTAGCATTGGGTATGAGCGCAGCGTTTGCCGAACCTGCGCAGAGAAGTGTAAGTGCTTGGGATTCAATTACGTGGCGAGAACCAGTAAAAGGCAAATCAAAACCCAACAAAATTTCTCAAGCCAAAAGACGTAAGTATAAACGTCAAGGTCGGTTGTGATGGACAGAACCGAAGCACTAAGCAATCTCAAGCGATATGAATCAGAGATCAGTAAATATCAAAGCTTATCTCGTGGCCTTATGACTCGTGAAGAAATGATTGTCATTGATCGAAAGATTAGTCAGTTAAAAGAAAGAACAAAAGCAATTAGAAGTATGTTGAGTGATTGATCTTACTTGGATAATTTGATAATTTATTGTTTCTAAATTAATTATAGAGATAATAATGAAATCAAAACAATATATCTTAGTAAATATTTGTGGAGATAAATTTGGATTCTCAGATATAAGTAATAGCGGGAATCTAGAACTTTATCTATCTGGTCAAGAATATGATAAGTCGTCTTTTGAATTTGAATCTGCAAGTATTATTCTTATATTTGAAGCCAACTTAGAAGATGACATAAAAGAGATGATCCATAAATCCTTTCGTAAGCAGTTAGTTGGTTAATAACTAAACCTCCTTCGGGAGGTTTTTCATTGGAGATTCCTTTATGGGAGATATAGAGCTTCCGAAAGGGAGTGAGCCACTAGAAGATGACCGTCGAGAACGATTGGCGCAAGAATACTTAAAATGCTTAAACATTGCCAAGGCTGGTGAATTGGCAGGGTATGCGGATAAGAGTACCTCATGGAGAGCTTGGAGTAATCCTGATATGCAGGATCGCATCAACTTTCTTAAAGGTGAACGTGCAAAAGAATTACATATTGAGCAGGTTGATGTTTTATCTCGGCTTTGGGCAGTTGCTACAGCTGACCCGCGTGAACTGGTAAAACACAAATTAGTAAATTGCCGTTTTTGTTGGGGTGAAGACCATCAATACCAGTGGCGTGATGAAGCAGAATTTGAAAATGCTTTACAACAAACGATAGCTGAAGAGAGAGAAATTCAAAAAGAAGATCCAGATTATCGTTGTAACTATCCAACTGATGTTGGTGGTTATGGATTTCGCAGAACTAAACCACCTCATCCCGAATGCCCGTCATGTGATGGCGAAGGTAAAGGTTATTTGCACATTGAAGACACTTCAACTTTAAGTGAGTCAGCTCAATTATTGTATGCAGGTGCAAAGCAAACAAAAGAAGGCATTGAAATCAAAATGAATGATCAAATGGCTGCTTTAAAGCTGGTCGGTCAACATATTGGTATGTTTGCAGGAAAGATAGAACACTCAGGCACTATAGAAATTCAATCTCTTTCCGAATTGATGGATGAATTAAGCAAAGGGGATTAATAAGGAGGGCATATGCTTAAACCTGAGCATAAAGCAAAACTTGTTGATCAGCACTGGCGATTAAATAACCTCTACTACATCACTGATAAGAAGGGTAAACAAGTCAAATTCAAGATGACTCTTGAACAACTTGAATACTTTGAAAACGAGTGGTCAAGAAACATTATCTTAAAAGCAAGGCAGCTTGGGTTTACAACAGAAGTTTGTATTATTCAATTAGATGCTGCTTTATTCATGTCTGATAAATGTGCATTGATTGCACATACCTTACATGATGCTAAGCGCTTATTTCGTGAGAAAGTAAAATATGCGTATGAAAAATTACCTCACCCTTTAAGAGCTGCAAATCCACTTCTTATCGAAACAAAAGAAGAGCTAGTATTTAAGAAAGGTGGTTCAGTTACAGTAAGTACTTCATTTCGTGGCGGTACATTAAAACGGCTGCATATTTCTGAGTTTGGTAAAATTTGCGCCAAATATCCAGATAAAGCGCGTGAAATTGTCACTGGTGCGTTTGAAGCTGTAAGTGTTGATGGAAAAATCACGCTTGAATCAACAGCTGAGGGAAAGGCTGGTTATTTTTATGATTACTGCCAAGAAGCTGAAAAGCTTCAATTACAAGGCAGAACATTAGGAATCTTGGACTGGAAATTCTTTTTCTTCTCTTGGTGGAAAAATGGTGAATATGCATTACCAGTTGCTGGAGAAATTCCGCAGCGTTTAAAAGATTATTTTGCTGAGTTAAAGGCAAAATACAATATAAATACCTCACCAGAACAACAACAGTGGTACTGGCAAAAAGAGAAAACGCTTGGTGATGACATCAAGCGAGAATATCCAAGCATTCCATCTGAGGCATTTCAGCAATCAGTTGAAGGCGCATATTACAAGAAGCAATTTAAATTCTTATATGCAAATGGTCGAGTTGGAGAATTACCAAGTAATGATCATTTGCCAGTAATGACCTTTTGGGATTTAGGCGTTTCAGACTCAATGGCAATTTGGTTTATCAGGAAAATTTCTGATGAATGTTATCAAGTCATTGATTACTACGAGAACTCGGGTGAAGGCTTAAGACATTACTTTAAAGTGTTGAAAGATAGAGGCTACACATATTCAAAACACTACGCACCACACGACATTAAAAACCGTTCTTTAACAGGTGACGCTAAATCACGTTTAGATATCGCTAAAGAGGGTTATGAGATTGAAGGTGAGATTTATTCAGTCCGATTTGAAGTAGTTGAAAGCATAGGTGTGATGGATGGTATAGAACAAACTCGTGAGATCCTTAAATACTGTGAGTTTGATGAGGCCAAATGTGAAGAAGGTATTTCTCATTTAGAGAATTATCGTAAAGAGTGGGATGACAAAAGAGGGTGCTGGAAAGATAAACCTTTACATGATCATACCTCTCATGGTGCTGATGCCTTCCGAATGTTTGGTGTAGCGATGAACAAGCGAGAACGAAAAGTCAAAACCCGAAGAATTCGAGGGATGGCTTAAACAGTTTGCACCTTCGCGTGCTTTTTTTATTGGTATTGATATGGCAGTTACAGATCAACATCCGCAATATGCAGCGGTCAAAACAAGTTGGCAACTGATGCAGGATTCAAGTTCTGTTGCTGGCGAACAAACAATTAAGAATGCAACAACAAAATATTTGCCTAAATCTGCTGGTCAAATTGAAGCAGAGAAGCAAAGTCCGCTAGGTAAAGAAATTTACGCTGGATATTTGCAACGTGCTCAATATCCATTATGGGTCCAAGATTCATTGCGAACTATGATTGGTTTAGTTTCTAAACTTACTCCTGAAATTCAAATCAAAAGCAATTTGATGAAGCATTTAGAAGAAAATGCAACAAATGATGGATTCGGATTAAAGCAGTTATTCATTCGAATAGTTGAGCAGATTATTGAATTTGGCCGTTGTGGGCTTTACATCGATGTAGATGGTGATGGAAAACCTTATTTTGCTCTGTATGACGCACTGTCTATCATCAACTGGAAGGAAAACAGTGTTGGTGGTCGAAAGGACACCACTTTGGTTGTTTTAGAAGAACAACATAATGTGGGCGAGGATAAATACAGTCATACAACCAAGACTGTACAGCGCTCATTAGAATTGAATGATGGTACTTTTGAAGTGTTCCTGCACGACGGTGGGAAAACTGAAGAAAAGACTCCGAAAATTGGAGATAAAAATCTAGGTTTTATTACTTTTGTATTTATCGGTGCAACGAATAATTCGCCAAATGTTGGATCAATTCCATTGTTATCCATGGCAAAGGCTGCGATCAAGTATTACCAGTTATCAGCGGATTATTTTCAATCACTGCATCATACGGCTCATCCTCAACCATGGATTAGTGGCTTGTCCGATGATGACGAAATCAGTGTTACTGGTGTAATGGCTGTTTGGGATTTACCTCAGGATGCTGAATGCGGATATTTGGAGATTCAAGGCGTAGGAATTGATAAAACCAAAGCTGAAATGGATTCTCAAAAGAATGCTGCATTAGAAGCTGGTGCAAAGGTTATTGACACCAATACTCAAGAATCAGGTGAAGCACGTCGAGCAAGACAAGATGATCAGCACGCAAGTTTACACAGTATTGTGACTTGTGCTGCTGAAGGTATTGAGCAGGCATTAAAATATGCAGCGCAATGGCTTGGGCTAAATCCTAATGATTATGTGTTCACGGTAAAAGCTGAATTCTCAAATCAATCTTATGATATCAATTTGGCTAGGCAACTTTATGAAGGCGCATTGGCGGGAAAAAATTCATTCTCAACTTACTGGGATTACATTGCTACTGGCAAACTTCCTGAAGGTGGGTACCAAGAAGAATTGCTTAAGGTTGAACAAGAAACTGAAGGCACATTAAATATGGGTTAGACCATGAATAACTCGATTCAAGAGCAAGCGTTTCTAAATGCATTTATACAGCATCAAACTTATTTGCACCGGGCATCGAGTCAAACTGTTAATGAGATGTGGCAGGTTTTTAGCAATCAAACTAATGAAATGGTTGTGAAACTTCGTGATTTGCTGGATGAATTAAGCGATCAAGAGAAAGTAGCCTTATCTGGTGCACAATACACAACACCAAAGCTCAAAGAAGTGCGCAGCCTTATTGATGAATGGTTCCTAAGCTTGAGTGTCGCACTGCCTGAAACTTTTGCAGTAACAGCAACGGCTTTTGCTGTTTACGAGTCTATGTGGTTATCCAAGGCACTAAACAATTCAATTAAAGAGCCTGATAGCAAAAAACTGTATACAAAGATCAGGCACAAACCTTTAACTGGTGGTGCTTTGGTAGATAGTTTGCTTGAGAATATTGCCACTATAGCGCGCCAAAAAGTTGAATATACGATTCGAGATGGAATTAATTCTGGTCAAACTAATTATGAAATCATTAAACGAATTCGAGGTTATGACAAAACGATTGATGGAAAGAAAGTTCATTTTGATGGTTTGATCGATCAATCGTTTAAAGATGTGGATCGGGTGGTTAGGACCGCGCGAAGTCATGTGTCAAATCAATCTTATTTGTCTACTTGGGATGCTTTGGGATTTGATTTCTACAAGTTCTTTAGTGTGCTTGATGGTAGAACTTCATTACTGTGCGCGTCTTTAGATCAAACAACATGGCAAAAGGGTGATCCAAATATCAGGCATCCACCATTGCATCCCCATTGTAGATCAACTTTGCTTGGCGTAGATGCCGATGGGAAGGTTGCTGGATTAAGACCATTTGTGGCAGATAATCGAGCGATTAAGGATATTCCTAAAGATCAGCGTGATGGCAAGATAGGTCAAGTTGATGCTAATACTTCATATAAAGATTGGTTTCCAAATCAGAGCAAAGAATATCAAATTGAATGGCTTGGTAAGACTCGATATGAATTATGGAAAACTGGAAAATATCCAATTCAGCGATTTATTGACCCTTTGACTGATCGGAAATATACGTTGAAGCAGTTGAAAGAAATGGATCAAAAGACTTTCGAAGAACTTTTTATTTAGTGTAGTATATTTTTCAAGAATTGGAAAATTTTTGGAGCTTATATGAAATTCTCATACATTAATAAGGATGAAAAGAATGTTTCTGGTGAATGCGAAACATTTCACAATATAAATCTTGGGCATGGTAGTTCGTTGAAGGCTGCCAATATTGAAACAGATGTAATGGAAGCTATACTTGATGAAATGAATTTTTATCAGAAAACTAAAGGTATTGATTTTATTCCTGCTTTAAGATTTGCTGTTGATAATGAGGGTAATGTCTTTAATGCTGATGATTTGCCTGATTTAACTCCACTTGGATCAAAGTGGAAAATTATAGATTAATTTTTTAAGCCTAAAAGCACCCATCTGGGTGCTTTTTTATTGCCTGCGCAAAGCTCAGGTTCACAAATCCGCAAGGCGGTTATTCGAGGAATAGACAATGTCAGATGACAATAAAGTTGATTTAAACAACCCTGAAATTCAAGAAGCAATCAAAAATGCCGTAGATGAACAGGTCAAAGGCTTGAAGGCAAAAAATGATGAACTTCTTGGTAAGAACAAAGACTTAAACACTGAACTTTCAGGCATTAAAAAGCAGTTGGAAGGGGTGGATTTAACAGCAGTTAAAGACCTTCTTTCAAAAGCCAATATGGATGAAGAATCAAAACTGATTGCCGAGGGCAAGATTGATGAAGTCATTCAAAAGCGTACAGAAAAAATGAAGCAGGACCATGACAAACAACTACAGGCTGAAACTGAGCGGGCAAATAAAGCGGAAGCATATGCAAACCAGTTTAAACAGTCAGTAGTGAAAGGTCAGATCGCTCAAGCGTTCAGTGGTGTTGGTGGTTTATCAGAAGCGACAGACGATGTTACGGCTTTAGCTTTATCACAATTTGCTTTAGATGAAAAAGGCAATGCTGTGATGATCGATGCCAATGGCGAAACAATCATTGGGAAAGATGGCACAACACCATTGAGCCCTAAAGAATGGGTCGAAAGTCTGCGTGAAACCAAGTCTTATTTCTTCCCTAAAGCACAAGGCTCTGGTGCACCAGGTTCAGGAACATCAACTAAAAAATGGTCTGACTATACAGAATCAGAACGAGCAGCAATTGCTCGTGAAAATCCAAACGCATTTCAACAGTTATTAAAAACTAAGGAAAACTAATTTATGCCAGCTACTCGTATTGCGGATATTTTTGTTGGGGATTACTACCAAACATTAGATCCAGTGAACTCACCTGAAAAAACGGCAGTTTATCAGTCAGGAATCGTTACTAAAAACCCAGCTTTGAGTGATATTGCAAATAATGGTCAAGGCACTTCAACGATTTCTTACTGGCAGGATCTTGATGCCAGTGAAGAAGCAAACGTCTCTACAGACGATCCAGATCAAAAAGGTAAAGTGGGTAAAGCGTCGCAAGGCAAGATGCAAGCGCGTACTCTTTATTTGAACAAACCTTATGGCGTGTCAGATTTAACGACTGAGCTTGCCAACAGCGAACCAATGCAACACATTCGCAACCGTTATGGGAAGTATTGGGAGCGTCAATGGCAGCGTTATTTGTTAGGTGCTGCACGTGGTGTGATTGCATCTAACCTTGCCAATAATTCAGGCGATATGGTTATTGATGCTGGCGCAGCGATGACCGCGACAGCAATGCAAGATGCAGCATTTACCGCTGGTGATGCTGCTGATCAGTTTGCTGCAATTGGCGTGCATTCTGTTGTAATGAAGCAGATGGTGCAAAAAGACCTGATCGAGTATGTGAAAGACTCTCAAGGCAACATCATCTTAACTACTTACCTTGGTAAGCCAATCTTTATGGATGATGGTCTTACTTATGGTACTAAACAGTATCTTTCAATGTTCTTTGGTACGGGTGCCTTCGGTTATGGTGAAGGTACACCAACAAATCCAGTCGAAGTACAGCGTGATGCCTTAGGTGGTAATGGTGGTGGTTCTGAAATCATCGTAGAGCGTAAGACTTACATCTTACAGCCTGCTGGGTTCTCATGGAAAGGTGAGGAAGATCCAAATAAAACTCCAACAATTGCTCAGTATGCAAATGCTGCGAATTGGGAGCGTGTATTTGATCGTAAACTTGTGCCTTTTGCTGCGGTAATCTCAGGTACACCTTAATAAACTTGGCGGCTTCGGTCGCCTTTGCTTAGGAGAATAAAGTGAAAGTTATTTATACAAATACAATTCCTGAAAATCAGCAACCAAATATTTGCTACCGAACTTCATTTCTAGGTGTTATCTCTGCCGCAACTTCAGTTGAAGTCGATGATGAATTCCCAAATGCTGAGGCAGTAAAACAAGCCTATGCGTTCTTAAATGCTCAGGCTCTATCAGTTCAAGTTAATGTAGGCATCACGCCTGAATTACAAGCAGTTGTTGATGAAGCAAAAGCCGAGTGTGAAAAGGTGGTTGCAGAACGTGATGAAGCTTTAGACCAGCTTAAAACATCAAAAGGGGAATTTATTGCATTCCAAAATGATATTGAAGCAATGAAAGCCCGAATCACCGAATTGGAAGCAAACGCCGATAAAACGGATGATGAAAAACCGAAAACAACCAAAGCAAAGTAGGTGAGTCATGAGTTTTGTCACTGAATCAGAAGTTGAGCAAGCGCTTGGGGATACTTGGACCAGCCAAAGTGAAAGTGACAAGGCTCAACTTCTTAAGAAAAGTCGAGCATATTTAATCGCTCGCAATGTTAAAGATTATGAAAATGTTGATGATGTGCCACAAGATTTAAAAGATGCATCTTTTGAAATCATTAAAGGCATCATTGATAAAAAACTCTATATCGATAAAGACCAAGATCTTAAATCCAAACGAGTCAAAGCTGACAGTGTTGAAAGTGAAAAGGTATACCAAGATGGCTCCAAATCAATAAATGCAACTGAGCAATACATTTGGGATTTGATTAAGCCTTATACCAAAAAGTCTCGAGTTCAAATGGTAGGGAAATTGTGATGAATAACAACTACGTTCCAGAATGGCATATTTCACCTTTTGATCATTCAAAATACACACTTGTTCGCAATCAAGATCAGTTCGATCTACTGTTTGACGATGTAACTGATACACAAGAATTTATGCATTTGGGTGCTGGTGCTCAGGTTGATTATTACGACAAAGGTAAGCATTGCATTGTTCAATTGGGCGATTGCAGCGAAAGAACACTGATTGAAGTTCATGGGCTTTTACTACATGAAGCGGTTCATATTTGGCAGCGAATCAGAAAGCTAATGGGTGAGAAAAAGCCAAGCACTGAGTTTGAGGCATATTCAATTCAGCGTATCGCTCAAGATTTGTTTGCTATGTTTGAGGAAAGCGAGAGTTTGAATGGGATTGAGAGATGAACTACAAGCCGACATTGGAGAGGCATTTGATACTGATTTAGCTGATGCAATTACCACTTTCACTTGCTCCAAAGAAATCCAATCAGGTGATTTCGACTTTGAAACACAGACTTATCCCGTAGTGACTGTTGAGCAATATTCAGGACGTGGTGTTTTTGGCTCATATAAGCGTGATTTGGTAAAGCCTATTGATTACCAAATTGAAGATGTAAAAGCTACTGTGCTTCAAAATGAAGTAACGGGTGTGCCTCAGATTGATGATGTTTGGGTGGCAGGTGGTCAATTCAAAATTTTGAATGTAGGTAAAGATCCAAGCGGAAGTATATGGGTTTGCCAGTTGAGGAAAGTTTAGTAATTAGACAGTCTTTTATTTATCTGATAATTTTAATGTAATTCAAAAATGGGCATTCAACTTTGAACAAAAAAATCTTCATTTATTTCATCGTCGGATTAGTGCTTTCCTTTCAAGCTAATGCAGAGGTAAATAATACCTGTAATTGGATATCTGAATTAGCACAAAAGGTAATGAATAATAGAGTCAATGGAGTTCCCAAAAGTAAAATGATGGAAGAAATCCAAAAGCTAAGACTTGCTAGCGAAAATAGCTCTGATGAAAACAAGAAAAGATACTTGGCTGATCAAAGTGGCTTAACTGCAATGTTTACATCTGAGGTTTATGATATTGATGTACCTGAAGATAAAAAACTCAAAAAGCAAGCCGTAAAAAATTATCATGATAGTGTTTTTAAAGAATGTATTGCTGCTAATGAATAATTTATACCCACTTAGGTGGGTTTTTTAATGGGTGAAATATGTGGAAAGTGATCGAAATACATGACTCGATTCATGTAATCCCTGAAAATGACAAAAAACCTCATGACCAAAATCCTGACTGTAAATGTGATCCTATCTATGAAGATGGTGTTTATATTCATAATTCATATGACGAACGGGAGCTTACTGAAAATCTTTCGAGGTGTTAAATGGGCTGGAACGGATTACGACCATCACAATTCACACTCCAAGTATTGCGTGATGGCTCAGAACTACAAAGAAAAATAACCGCTGCAATGCTTCAAGGTGTTGTGCTTAAAAGTCCAGTCGATACTGGGGCTTTCAGAGGAAATCATCGTGTTTCAATTGGCAGTGTCGATTACACCAAAGACTTTCAGAAAATAGATAAATCAGGTACCACTACCATTGCAGATGGAATGGCTAAAATATTGAGCGTTCAATTAGGGATGAGAGTCTTCATTAGTAATAATCTGCCGTATGCTATCCGATTGGAAAACGGACACTCAAAAGAACAAGCACCTTTAGGTATTTATTCAATCACTTTCCAGTCAGTTACGAGTAAATATAAATGATGACTTTATCAGAGGCTGAAACTGCGATTCATAAAGAGTTACTAAGGATTGCAGTAAAAGAAGATTTAATAGTTGAAATGCCTAACAAACCACAAATCAATGGAAAGCCTTTTCAAGCACCAACCAAAAAAGCATGGAGCAAGGCATATATTCAATATGCGCACAGCAATATTGTTGGAATTGGAAATGAACCATGTGTACGTGACTTTGGGGCTATTGCCATTCAATGTTTCGCCCCTAAAGGAACAGGTCTGGTGGTGTTGTCTACGCTTTGTGATAAATGGAGACGGTATTTACAATCATTTAGAGTGGACGGTCTGGAGGTTTATTTAGTCCATGCGCCACAAGATATGGATGATGACAATTTTTACGCTAAGATAGTGAGAGCTGAGTTTCGAGTTAATTAGCTTAATCACACAACAAACCGGAATTACTTTTAAACGAACCTGTCCTTAGTGGCAGGTTTTTTAATGCCTGAAATATGGCATCCAAGCCAACTAGGGTAGCTCCTGAAAGGAAGATGGTCGTTTCGACTACTCATTGCATCTTCTTGTTGGCTTTTTTCTTTATGAGTAGTCGGAGCATACCAATGAATGCAATTGTAAAAATTAAGTATGAAGATTATGACCAATCCTTTGATAACAATGGTTGGTTTAATGCAACAGAAGCAGCAAAACAATTCAAAAAGCGTTCGAATGATTGGATTAACCTTACTGAAACCAAATCATACATTCAAGCACTTTGTGAATACATGGGAATAAGTGAGCCAAAATCACTAATTAAAACTAAACGGGGTGGAAGTACCGTTACCAGCCAAAATGGTAACGCTCAAGGTACTTGGTTACATCCTAAATTGGCAGTCCCTTTTGCTCGTTGGCTTGATTCTCGTTTTGGGGTTTGGTGTGATCTGCAAATTGACAATCTAATTCGAACCAATCAAGCGCCACCTTCTGTACAAGATATGATTCGCCTGATGTTGTTGCCGACTGCAACTACATGGGAAAAACGTTTTCCTGATTCATATTACAAAGCCTTGGCAAAGATCACAGGAACAAAATTCAACAACCATATAGGTGGAAGTCCTGCAATTTTTGGGGACATCACAAATAAATGGATTTATCGAATCATCATGCCTAAAGAGGTTGTTACAGAACTTCGAGCAAATAAACGTGATGGTGAGAAAATGCATCAATGGCTTACAAATGGTGGTGAGCATATGCTTTCAAAGCAAATCAATGCAGTAGAAGTCATTGCAAACAGTTCCATTGATTACCAAGACTTTACAGCTCGGTGTTATCAAGCTTTCCCACAAGCGAAAGGTCAATTGAGATTAGTGATGCAGGAGTGCATGGCGTGAATGTGATTACGGGTAATGCCTATTTGATATTCGCATGTAGAAAAGCTTTTGAAAATGATGCTGAAGTGGATTTTTTAATTGACGATGAAAAATATGTGATTCATGCAGCATCCAAAGCTAATCTATTTGATCTGAATGAAAAGCAAACTGAATTAGAGGCAAAATTCCCAAAGAGTAAAGTGATTATTACTCATAGGCCATTATTCAATCTTATAGAAACTCTTGATCAGTTAGAGCAACTTGAATCTGCAATAGTTTCAGATGGCGGTCTAATTGATAGCAAACCTACAGGTCGAATAGTTGATGCATTCAACTGGGATCATAAGCACGATATTACAAAGCAATCTGGTCATTGTTGAGCAGACTTAAATCAATCCACCTCCTTAAAGGAGGTTTTTTTATGCCTAAATTAAGGAGAACTTAATGAGTTCTGGAGCTAAACAATTAACCCGAGTTGGTTTTGAAGCATCACCCGGTGTGATTGCAACCACTTGGAATACATTTGCATTTACCACAAATGGTTTAGATGCATCAGCACAAACTACAGAATCACAAACAATCAAAGATTCACGAATTGCAGCCGGCACTCTGGTAACTGGTGTTGAAGTTCAGGGAGATATTGAATCTGAATGGGCTTATGGCATTCAAGATACAATTTTGGAGTGTATTGCTTTTAATGCTTGGAATAGCAATGTTCTAGCCTTTGGTGGCACAACTCGAAAAACGCTTTCGATTATTCGTGGCTTTAGTGATATCGATAACTTCCAAGTTTTCACTGGTTGCCATATTAACCAATGGACTTTATCAATTCCTGATTGTGGTATTGTGACTTCTAAATTCGCAATTATAGGAATGAAGCGCACAGCTTATGAAGTTGCTCCGACTGGTACCATAACACCGGCAGTGGATGCAGTACCTTTAACTAGCCTATCCACTGGTGACATTCTTATTGATGGTGAAAAGAAACCAGGAATGTGCATCACTCAGATTGAGCTAACCATTGATAATACAATGCAAATTCAGAAGTGCTTGGACTATGAAAATAACATTGCCGCAATCTTAGAAACCATTATGAAAGGCAGTGGTAACTTTACAATTGCATGGTCCAAAAACACTGCTGAACTTTATGAAAAACAATTTTTAAATGAGCCGATCGGCCTTGAATATTCATTAAAAGATACTGCAGGTAATAAATACACACTCAAACTACCTAAGGTACAAGTATCTGCGCCTTTGCCAAGTGGTGGTGCTGGTGATGTATTAACTACTCAGTTTTCATTCACGGTCGCGGATGTTGCACCCACTCTTACACGTATTCCTGTAGTTGCGGGGCCTTAATCATGCTTATTGAAATTGAAGAACAGAAGTCCATTGAATACGTTCAAGAATGGTTTGATTTTAAAGATGGCGTGAAATTACTCATTGCGAGTATTGATAAGCCATCGTTTCAACGTTCACTTGAACTCAATGGGATTCAAGCCGAGCAAGAGCTTGCAGGCATTAAGGCAGTAACAGATGAAGGAGCAGTTAAGGCCAAATTAGGTTTTAACCGTGCTGTATCACATCTATTGTTAGGATGGGTTGGGCTAGTAGGTAAGGATAAGAAGCCGATCGAATACAGCGCACAAAATGCCGAACTGATTTGTACAAGCTCTAAGCAATCGCTTGAAATTATTGTCTTCATCATGGAAAAGGCTAAAGTGATCCATGACTCTAAGACTGAAGAGATTGTCGATGAAGTGGGAAAGTCCTCAAGCACTACGAACAAAGAAACATCAAATGGTGCGAAGAAAAAACAGCAGAAGTCTATCAAAAGCTCGGCATAAAGCCTCCTGAGCGCTTAGAACCAAGCTTCACAGCAGATCACATGATTAAAGCCTTTAATTTAATTTCAAAGGCTAGACGTTTTATTACTTTTCCTCAGGGTGGTGGGTTCTATGACTCACTGACTCTTGCCGATATTAAAAGCTATTTTGATGTGTACGGTTGTGACTTAGATCGAGGGCTTTTTGTAGAGTGTATTTTTGCGCTGGATGGGAAGTATTTGAGTGAAGTGAATAAAAAATGATGGTTCATTTGTAAAAAAGCTTAATACAAAACCAATCAAGTGATTTAGAAAAGCAAAAAGCCCATGATTCGCAGTCATTGGGCTTTTTTTGTTTCCATCTCAACCGACAAGAGCAGAGAGAAAATAAATCTATGTCAGAGAAGAATACCAAATTTTTAGTGAAGTTTCTAGGAGCAACTATGGAAGCTATGAACTTAAAACCCGAAAGTTTTGTAAAAATTTTTTGGAATATCGCATTTATTGTAGTGTTAATAATGGTTGTGAATTTTATTTTGAAAGCCTCAGCCCACTATATTGGCATGTAATTTGGAGACATAGATGGGTGCCAAGATAAGCATAACTGGTGAAATGAGTCAAAAAGCTGCTGATAAAGTAAAAACCATCAACTCTCTTGCAAATTTGATACTTAAATTAGGAATAGCTAGTTCGGTTCTAATAGTTTCATTTGCATATTTTTACTCTCAAGTTCTGAAATAAACCGATCTTTTAAATGGTCGGTTTTTTATTGTCCGCGATGCGCCCTTAGGCGCTTTTTTTACGCCTAAAGGAAATGCCATGGCTGAACAACGCAGCACACTCATTATTGAAATTAGCTCAGAACAAGCAGCACGTAATGCACGTGCTTTAGATCGAGAGCTACAAAGTATCGAACGCACTGGTAATTACGCAACTACTTCAATGAACTCTATGTCAGTGGCAGCACGTCAATTGGCAGGGTATTTGGCTGGGGTTGTGACTGTTGGTACTGCGATATCTAAGATGGATGATTGGACTAATCTTAACAACCGCTTGCGCCTAGTAACTACCAGTCAGAAAGCCTTAAATGTGGCAATGCAAGATACATTTGATATTGCTCAACGGTCTGGTGCGGCTTGGGGTGGTACTGCAACCATCTATCAAAAGATCCAATACAACAGCGAAAAATTGGGTTTAAGCCAAGAGAAAGTTGCCAAGATCACAGAGTCTATTTCCAAATCAATTAGTAACTCAGGTTCAAGTGCTCAAGCAGCCAGTGCAGCTTTATACCAATTAGGCCAGTCTTTCGATAAATCATCTTTAAATGGTGATGAGTTTGTTTCGATGAGTGAAAACGCTGGCTACTTAATGGAAGTGTTTGCAAAAGGCTTAGGTGTAACTCGTGCTGAATTGAAAGAAATGTCATCTCAAGGATTATTGACTACAGACAAGATGGTTCAAGCAATTGAAAAAATGTCAGGTTCAATTGAAGAAGATTTTGGAAAAACTAATTTCACTATCGGACAATCTTTCACACAGTTGTCTAATGCTGTGACTAAGTTTGTTGGAGAATCAGGGCAAGCAACAGGTGCTGCATCTGCAATTTCTGGTTCCCTCAGCTCACTTGCAGAAAACTTAAATACAGTAACAAACATAGCTATGATCGGTGGGGCTTATTGGGTTGGAACTTATATTCCAGCACTTTATACAAGCACAATGGCAGGCTATGGAAAAATTAAGCAACTTGTTGAACAAACTGTCATTCAATATGCTGCAGTACAAGCTGAAAAAGTAGCAGCAGCACAAGAGTTGGCTGGTGCAGAAGCTAAATTAGTAAATCTTCAAGCAACACGAGCTCAACTTGTAGAAGAGTTAAAACTTGAGTTGGCACGAAAGAAAAAGCAAATTTCAGATCAAGGTGCGATTAATTCTGAATTGAGAATGGGGTTATTGCGTCAACAGCAAGCAGCCATCAATGTAGAATTAACAGCTACTGAAAATGCTTTAGCAGCGGCTAGAACAAGATCCGCCGCGGCCGCAACAGCAACTTTGGGTATTGGTTCAAGAATATTGGGCGTGATGACTGGCCCTGTTGGTATTGGTATTTCAATTGCAGCAGTTGCTGCTGGATATTTATTGATGCGTGACAGCACAGCAGAAGCCAATAAGAAACTTGAAGAACAGACTGAAATTGCAAGTAGAACCAAACAAGAGTTACTGGCTTTACAAGGTGTTCAAAAGAAAGGAGCTAAAGCAGATCTTCAAGAAGCATTCAAAGGACAAAATAAAGAGTTAAAAGATCTAAACTATTTATTTAATGCTCACATCATTGAACTTCAAAATGCTTATAGAGGGAATCTTCAAATTGTTGAGATATCCAATAAAGTTCGACAAGGAATGATGAGCCAAGAGGATGCACTTAAAAAGCTGAATAAACTTGACTTTATTTCTCCTGATCAACTTAAACAACTGCAAAAAGATAATGATCTTTATCGTGAAAAGTTACCCGTAGTTCAAAGAGTACAAGAAGCTTTAAAAGTATTTGGAATTGAAGCTGAACTTGCAGGAAATAAAGCAACTAATGCCTCAAAAGGTGTTAATGATATTGCTAAAGAATCTATCAATACTGCTGCAAAAGTTAAGGATTTAAGTGCTGAGATTCAGAAGTTTATCAATGATTCTTTGAGTAGTATTTCTAGCAACAGTGAAATTTTAGCACTAAGAGCCAAAGGTATAACAAAAGAATATGCTGAGGCATATGTGAAGCTTAAAGAGTCACAAGGTTTACTTGGTAAAGGTCAGCCTGTTGATATGGGCACATTTGCTTTCATGGTCAAAGATTTGGCTATTAAACAGCAAATTCAAGACCTAGATGATAAGCAGACTAAATCCGAAAAAGATCGAACCAAAGAGCTTGAGAAGCAACTTAAAGTCTTACAGGTCAACGAAAAAGTTAAGTCTAATGCTGCTAAATACAATTTTGGCGGATTAGAAAGTAAGTATGGATTGCCAAGCGGAATGCTTTCAGCAATCAATATGATTGAATCTCGTGGCAATGCAAACGCCTATAACAAATCATCTGGTGCTGCTGGTGGTTTCCAGATGTTATCTGGTACAGCAACGCAATATGGTGTTAAAGACCGTTATAACTTAGCGCAGTCAGCAGAAGGCGCAGCAAAGTATCTTCAATATCTTTTGAAACTATTCAATGGGAATATTGAGAAGGCAGTTCGTGCCTATCATGCAGGTGAGGGAAATGTCCAAAAGGGTAAAAACCTTGGAAAATATAATAATCAATACATCAAAGATTATTATGGTTATATGGGGGGCATTAGTGGCTTTACAGGTGAATCAAAGGACTATGAATCTCTCTTAAATGATCAGGTAAAACTTCTTGAAAAATCGCAAGAAGAAGCCGAAAAAATCCGTAAAGATTTTATGTCAAAAGGTCTCCAAGAGGAGCAAGAATATAGAGATCAACTCAAGAAGATTCGTGAAAATTCGGCTTTATCTGGTGATGAAAAGAAAACCTATGAAGCTCAGTTAACTACTCGATTTGAGGCGCAAAAGAGACTTAATAATCTTCAACAAGATTATGAGCTAAATGGCTACAAATATACCGAGGATCAAAAGCTAATTTATCAGCGTGATTCAGCTAAGGAGCAATTAGATGCTGAGGGTAAATATAGTGATGAAGTGAAAGCTAAACGTAAGAAAGCTTTTGATTCAGAATACAATTACAGAAAAAAGATATTAAAGCATGATCAAGATTCTGTACTTTTATCTGCTCAAGAAAGCTTATTAAGTAGTCAGGATTATGCAAGACGTAAACTGGACCTTGAAATAGCATCAATTGATCATGGATTTTCTTATAGCAAAGAGGTATCTGAACAGTTAAAGTTGTTTAAGATCAAGGCTTTTCAGATGGCATTGGATAAAGAATATTCTGAAACCAAGAAAAAGTTTGAAGAGTTAAAAAGGGGGTTAGGGTTACCAACTCTACCGAATAATGGTTTGCCATTAGGAGGAAACAACCCTAGTAAACTAGCAGACCTTTCAACCATTAAAGAGTCAGAAAATAACTCCAGATCAAACTCTTACGCTCGACAAGAAGAAGCTATTTCCAAACTAGACGAGCTTAGACAGGAGGGCTTACTAGCATCCGAGAAAGATTATCAAGATAGATTAAATAAAATTGTTGAGGATGGTTTAAACGAAAGGAATAAAATCTCACAAGATGCAAATTCCGTTCGATCAGCTATCGATATAAAATATGCAACTGAGCAGGCAGATCTATGGATTAAGCAAGGTACTAGCTCAACAACCTCTATGGTAGATATGCTTAAGGCAGCTGGAGATGAGCAGTATGGGGTCTATAAAACATTATTCGCTACACAACAAGCATTTGCAATCGCACAGGCAACTATGAATGGTTGGGTGGCATATTCACAAGCTTTTGCAGACCCTACAGCAATGACTCCAATGCAAAAAATAGCAGGTGCAACATCTATAATGGCAGCACTTATTCCAGCAATTTCATCTATTGCAGCTTTGAATACTCAGTTTTATTCAGGTGGTTATACAGGTTCTGGAGGAAAGTTTGATCCAGCGGGCATTGTTCACAAAGGTGAGGTAGTCTTTTCGCAAGAAGATATTGCTCGCTGGGGTGGAGTTGCAAATGTTGAGGCTATGCGTCTTGGGGGTAAGGGTGGTTATTCTGATGGGGGTGTGGTTGGAGGCTACAGCTCGAATTTTGATAAAAGCCAGATCAACCTTGCCCTAAAGAACCCAAGCACATCATCAAGCCATCCGAACATTGTTATCAACAATAACGCACAAACGAACGTAAGTGCTCGACAGGGTTCAGATGGTAGAATATATGTAACTATTAATGAGGTTGAGGATTGGTTTAATAGATCAATGCAAAATCCAAATAGTAAACCACGCAAGTCCATGCAGCAAAATACCACTGCACAACCAAGAAGAAGATAAGCTGCCTAGGTGGCTTTTTTTATCTTTAATTGATATTTTGAATTCACTTTAAGGAGTGAATAAAAAATGAAAAAAGTTTTTACAATTGTTTTGATTTTAGGTTTGGCAGGATGTAGTGCAAATCCTGTTAAGCCAGTTGGGAGTGAATATAAACAAGGTTTAAAGCAAATTTGCATTGAGAGAAATCACAAAGTAACTATTCCTAGTTTTGAAAATGACTTAACAAGAGCATTTTCTGAAAGAAATATAAAGACTATATATTTTGATGGCAATATTCCAATCTCTTGTGAAAATAAGCTGAACTATTCAGCTTTAAGATCATGGGATATGGGGGTTTATATTTCTAAGATAAATCTAGATCTTTATGATTCCAATGGTAAAAGCATTGGTCAGGTTGACTGGGAGCAAAACCCATTAGCATTAAATAAGTGGAAAGATACAGGGAAAGTAGCTAGAGCTGTAGATATGCTGCTTGGAGAGTATGCAAAATAAATTTTAGCAAACAAAACCCACTCGGTGAGTGGTTTTTTTATCCGCAATGCGCCCTTATTTCCAATTACAAAGAATTGAATTATTTGTTATTTTATGAGTATTTAAGAAGAGTTTGAGATGAAAAAAATATTATTAGCTGGTGTTTTAGGATTAGCAGCTTTTGCTAACGCAGGATTTGAAACCCCAGAAGAGAGCAAGGAGAAGAGAAATACTGAGCAAGTTAAAACTAATCAGGAATACATCTCTAAACTTGTGGGGAAAAAGGCTTGGTATAGTTCAAAAGATTGCTTTCCGTCTACAAGTATTTACGCAAATAAAGATAATATGTCATATGGCGCAGCTACATTTTCCACAGATAACAAATTTGTACCTATAGAATTTATTGAAGGTGAAGCATTAGTCGAGGGTATCAATAATGATGTGGTAATTTTTAAATTAAAGATTGATGATAAGGATTTGGGTTATGTTAAGACCTCTGGATACAATAAAATACAAATTAAAGATGGTAGATATGAGTGTTTTCAAGCGAATAATCCCCAAGATAAAGATCAAATTACAACAAAAACTGAATATACTGCAAGTTTGAGAGATTGGGATATTTATTGTAAGAAGGACAAGATTGATAATAAGAAAGTCTGCTCAATGTGGCGTGACGGCCTTAATGTAATGATGATCAATGGTAGATATGTTATTGGAGTGGGAAAAGGCGACAGTTATCCTGGTTCTAAGAGTGCTATAAAGATTGACGATAATATTGCATATTATGGCAGGGAGCGAATGATTGACCTTAATTCCACAAATTCAATTATCCAACAACTTAAAAAAGGACAAACAGCTCATATAAGATATCGTGAATGGCCATATGATTATGATAAAAGTGATGACGTGGACTTGAGTGGCTTCACAAAAAAACTTGCAGAAATGACTGATAGGTATAACAAACTTTAATTCTACAAATCCGCTAAAATTTAAAGCATCCCAAGGTGCATTTTGTTGTTAATTAAAACCCTCCGAAGAGGGTTTTTATTTAAATCAATGGAAATAAAGCCTATCTTCTTTGGTGATATGTGATTCCATTCTTTCAACCTGAAAAGACCAATCTACACAGACATCCATACCAGTTTCAGCTAATTGCTTAACCTGTGATGCAGCATGTGGTGAATTTTGCTCAAGTAAAGTTTTAATGATTGAAAAGAGGTTCGCCATTTCATCGAATTTACTTGCAGCTGCTTTTAGATCGGCTTGCATATTGTCTTTCCTGAACAGTTTAGGGCTTGGGTCTTGTGGTTCTGGTTCGAGTGGTGCTATAGTGTGCATAGTTGTTAGTCCTTTGGGACACAGAGAAACCTTGTTTAGATTGGTAGTCGGACAAGGTTTTTTTGTGTCTGAAATTTGATTGATCATAACCATTCGCCACGCTCTATGACGAATTTGGTGCATTCAGGATTTGATTCAGATAAAGCCTTAACTTGTATTAAAACCTCATCTAACGAGTTGCTTTGGTAAATGGTATTACCCTTGCAAACAAACTCTCGTGTTAAATTTTCTTGGTTTATGCCAGTGCATACATAACCAAGTAGGCGATAACGTTGAGTTGGTATAGTCATGCTGCTTTCTCCTTTAATTGAGCTTCTTGCCATTTTTTTAATTCAATGGTTAGTTGAGTCATGCCGAGAGATGTAACACGAGTTTGAACTGTATTATGTTGTTCACCCGAGCGACCTTGAAAAGTTCGATAGACAGCAATTAGGTATTTCTTATCTATTTTATCTTGATATGGATTTAATTCGCCTGAGCGTCTAAAGCACCATTTATTATTTTCCAACCATGGATTTAAAAACTTTTTAGGTTGAACACCAAGTAATTTTGCAGCTTGATCAAGTGTTACAGTGCCTTCGGCATTTGCAATGGCATCTAAAGCGTTTGCTTTTGGCTCTAAAATCTCAACTTTTTGTGTGAGTTCAATATTTTGCTTTGCTTGGGTTTCGATAGCTTGTAGCAAGTGATGTGGATTAGAGATATCAAAAATTGGTTGAGCAACTTGCACCTCAAGCTCTTGCCAACGATCTACCAAACGAGCCGTGAACTCTGGGCAAAGTTGAGCGACCACGATGATACTGTCACGTTTACCTTGCTCGCCTAGAAACTCATAAGCATTTGTAAATCTATTTGGGCTAGTTGATTGTTTATTCTCAACTTTCACCATTGGAGGAAGTTCAATGGATATAACCATGGAATATTTAGCAAAAAATAGCTATGGAGCAGATGTAGTTGGTAATGAAAGGGTTGAGTTTGAGCAACAAAGTGATGGACGATATTCACCTAAACGATAATCCAAAAATAATCTAATCAACGGCAATCCTAAAACTAGATACTTGGCGTATTTCAAAGCCTGTTTATGGGTGAGCATATTTGAACATCAAACCAAAAATCTCAATCTAACGATTGGTAAACCAAACCGCCGAAAGGCGGTTTTGTTCTTTTGCATAAAATAATGCTTGACGGTATTAAATATTAATACTAAATTTAAATTTCATAATTATCTCGTTTTTGAGTAAAAGCCCTACTGATTGTAAGTGAAGTGAGTTTTTTTGTTGACTGGTGTATTTTTCAATCAACAGAAGAGAAGCATGATGAAAAACTTATCATGTGTTCAAACTCAATCATTCATCATGCATGAAATTGTGAGTTTACACAAAAAGACCTTAGAGATTGGTTTAAAGCTCGATTGTGTGTTATCCCAAGCCGAAATTGTCGAAAAGAAGTTTGAGATGAGATTTAAGCCACCTCTGCAAATAAGCCCACCTTAATCAGTGGGCTTATTTGTTTCTAATTCTTCAACTCTCTGCATAAGCTTTTCAATTAACAATACAGCTCTTTCCATACGATCATTACTTTGTTCAAGAGTTTCCATAATGTCGCTTGAAATAGTTACTTCATTACTGAAGCTTGACTCCAAACGTTCAACAATTTCCGCTGTAATAGATTGCTTGTTTTCAGCGGCTGCCAGATCAATGCGATCTTTCAAATCAACAGGGATTCTGAAATTCACCTGCGTGTAATCTTTTGCCATTAAAAAAGCCTATATCGAATTAATCAGTCTTTACTGGGTTTTCACATAATATATAGCAAAAGTGCTTTACACAATAAATCAATACTGCTATAAAGTAAAAATGCTATATAGCATAATTGCTTTATTGGAGTCTAAAATGGCAAGAAACGATACACAAGTTAATATTCGAATGCCTCATGAATTAGTGAGCGAATTAAAAGTTGAAGCGGTGAAGCACAGGCGTTCAATGACTGCTCAATTGAATGAGATAGTCCAAGAATGGATTGGAAAACAAAAGCATAAGGGGGAGGGCACAGTATGAGCAATCTATCTGTTTTTAACTTCAATCAAAATGAAATCCGCACAATTATCAAAGAAGATGGTGAAATCTGGTTCGTTGCTTCAGATGTAGCTAAAGTACTTGAATATAGTGAAACATCTGCAATGACACGACACCTTGATAATGAAGAAAGGGGGCTGTCAATTGTACAGACCCTTGGTGGAAGTCAAGAAGTCATTACTATTAACGAGTCGGGTTTGTACTCAGCAACACTTAAAAGTCGAAAACCCGAAGCTAAGTCTTTTAAAAAATGGATCACTTCAGTAGTTCTACCAAGCATTCGTAAAAATGGTGGCTATATTGCTGGTCAAGAGAATGACGATCCTGAGTTAATAATAGCTAAAGCTTTGCAAGTTGCTAACAATGTGATTATTCGAAAGACTCAAGAATTACAGCAAGCGCTAACTGAACGTGATCATGCAATCGAAACAAAAGCTCATATCAGTGACAAGAAAACTGCTACTGCTATGGCCACTGCATCTGCTAAAAGTCGACAAGCAGAAGCACTTAAAGAACAGTTAGGTGAATCCAAAAACTACGCATCAATTAAAGCTGTAGAAATTAAGACTGGTGGAAAATATGGCTGGCACAAATTGAAAAAATGGTGTGAAGCTAAGGGTAAGAAAATTAAAGATATTGCTGATCCAAATTTTGGAACTGTAAAGATTTACCCGAGGGAAGCATGGGAAGCAGTTTACGGGGTGAAACTCAACTCTATTTTTCAGGCATAACATGAACAATATTTCAGACAACAAAAAAGCCCGTGACTTTGGCGAGCAGGGCTTGATTGATTGTCAACATTTAGGAATTAAATATGACTTCAAATAATCTACCACAAGTTGTTAAATTCAACAACCAAGATGTACCAGTGTTCTTTCATGAAAATAAGCCTTATGTAGCAATGAAGTCGATTTGTGAAAATATAGGGCTTGATTGGGAAGCTCAACGGCAAAGGATTAAGCGTAATCATGCACTTAGCCAAGGTGCCTGTATGATAAAGGCACCTTCAAAAGGTGGTGAACAAGAAGTTTTAACCCTCCCTATTGGTTATTTAAATGGCTGGCTTTTTGGAATAGATGTAAACCGTGTCAAACCTGAAATTAAAGACACACTCATTAAATACCAACTTGAATGCTATGATGTTTTGTATAAGCACTTCATGTCTAAAGTTGCTGAAATACACCCTAATACAATCACGGCAGAACAACAGCAAGCAATCAAAGACGCTGTGCTTCGTAAAGCGCAAAGAGATAAGCGAACTTATCAATCTATTTATCATGAGTTCTACAATGTATTTGATATTCCACGTTATCAAGAATTGCCATTAAGTCGATTTGATGAGGCGTTAAAGTGGCTGGGAGATGGCTGGTATCAGCACAAAGCACCAACGCAAAATGTAAGCAATGAACCATATGAATTGGTTCGTAAATTAACTGAAGCAATTCTTGCTCAGAATGGCGCTATGAACAATGTTTGGAAAGCGTTAGAGTTAGTAGCTCCAAATGATTTCATTTATTTTCATCAGTACATCATGGAATCCAATGTATTAGCTCGAAAGGTTAGTATTGGATTCGATTTCAAAACCAAGTGTGGCACACCATTGGTTGATCAATATTGTAGGACAATTAATTTATCATCAGGTCATCGAATAGGCGTGAATCCTAAATGGTTTAATGCGCCAGCGTGGTAATTTAACAAACCTCCCTCGGGAGGTTTTTTACTACTATTTAGTCTAATTAATGTTCACACCATCTTTACCATTTGTTACATTAGTAGCACTTTATAATAATTGGTATCGATATGAAAAAGATCGCATTGGGGTTGGTTTTAGCATTAGGTTTTGCTTCATTCTCTGATGCTGGGCGAGGTCGTCAACCTTGTTCGGGTAGTAAGGGTGGGGTAAAGCATTGTCAGGCAGGTAAATTTGTTTGCAATGATGGTTCAATTAGTGGATCTAAGAAAATTTGCGGAAAATAAGCAATGGGATTTAATTTTAGAAAAAGCATTAAAATTATGCCTGGTGTTCGTGTGAATCTCACCAAAAAGGGAGTTTCAAGCGTATCTGTTGGGAAAAACGGTGCAAGAGTTAATGTGGGTAAAAAGGGCACAAGAACTACAGTTGGATTGCCAGGAACAGGGTTATCCTATTCGTCTTATTCACCTAGAAATAAACAAAGTAAGGTGAAGACACCACTTTCATCAAATCAAGACTCTAGAGATGCTGGATCATTTAAGGGAGTGTTTAAATTCTTATTAATTTTAGCTGTCATCGTATTCTTTCTTTACTTGATTTTTTAATGCTAGAGCCTTTTAGAAAGCACCGTAGGGTGCTTTTTTAACGATTGCGATATTGCTTAAGAAGATGCTTTATGTCTGCTGTTAGTGCTTCAGCTTCTTGTATCGGAATTATTTTAGCAATGGCTATATTAATGTTTTTACAAAAGCCAATTGGTCATGAAAGTGCTGATGGCTCTAAGATTAATGAAGAGGAATCAACTTAGTATTTCTAAGTCCTATTATTACCAAACCCACTCACCTGAGTGGGTTTTTTATTGGAGAAACCATGCCAAATGTCTTATTAAGATGCGTCACGCAAAGTGGTTATTCTGTTGGATTCAAGAGTGGTGTTATTTCTCAAGAACTTGATGGTGGCGCACCGCGTTATCGACGAGTATTTAAGAGTGCATACCACACTGTAAGTGTCCGATGGGTTGTAAAAGAAGCAGGGTTTCAATATCTAAATGCTTTACATAATGTTTGGTGTGAAAACCCAAATGAGTTTTTTTATGCACCACTCAAAGTGAATGGACCTGAATATAAGAACTATGAAGCGTATTTTGTTGAGGACTCTTTTCAATTAAATAGTGTGGATGGTCTTATTTTTACATGTTCAGCTCAACTTCGAGTAAAGCCGATTGTAGACATTGAAGTGGATCGGCTTTTGGTTGAAGTGGGTAGTGATAATGTTGATCTATCTGAATTGCCAGACCCACTTGAAAAACTTGTAAATGATGATATGCCTAAAGCATTAAGGAGTATTCATGTCTGATTATGTGTCTTTCTTCTTAAATGCTGGTGGTGGTGTAAAACAGCTTGAGTGCATTGAGATCAGCCATCCAAGTTTTTCAAAAGTTTATCGCTATGTAAGAAATAATGATGAGGGTATTACAGCTGGTAATCAGAATTATGATTATAAGCCTATGTCGATCAAGCGAAATAATGTCACCAATGATTTAGATCAAACGTTATCTATTACGCTTGCTGATATGGATGATGAGCTGATGGATGAAGTTAAAAAGATTCATTCAAGCTCGTTTCCTAAAATCAAACCTGAGTGTTCTTTTAAAATTTATCGTGATGATGATTTAACAGAACCGATGATCTCTATGCCTGCTTTAGAGATTCCAAGTGTGTCGAAAGATACATCAGGATTAGCGACTTTTGATGCTCAAGCACCGCAACTCAACAGTGTGAGAACAGGTCGTATTTACACGATTGAAGAATTTCCATTGCTTCGGAGAGCCTAATGACTATAGATAACTTATTGGATCGAGTGTGGACCTCTAAATACACATGCAATGAATTTGCTTGCGAGGCTTGGAAGCAAATCACTGGCGAAGATTTAACACAGCGATTAAATGACTTTCTAAATGGTAATGCTGGCTTTGATGTTCTTGAGGAACCCATCTCACCCTGCATTGTCTTTTTCTTAAATGGTAAAGAATCCCCAACACATGTTGGGGTTTTTTTTGAAGATAAATTACTGCATCTTTCGAAACGTGGCGCTCAATATGTACCACTAGAAATTATCAAGATGGGTTTTAGACAGACGAGATATTACACATGAAAAAAACAGTCATTATTTGTCCAGATCCATATGATAAAAATACTTGGTCCACGGAACAGGTAGATGATGTCTGTGCATATTTGGCTCAGCAATTTACAGTATTTCCTGAAAATACTTATATATATCACAACTATGTTGCTGAAAGTAATGATGTTACGCCAAAGAGCAAAGCCGATATTGAGCATTTACAAGGGCTTGAGGGTACTTTTTATGTTGTGATAAAGCCGAGTTGGTTGCAGTATATTTACTATGCTGTTGTAGCAATCATGGCTGCTTTTAGTGTTTATTCAATACTCACGATGCCAAAGCCTGATCAACAAAAAATTGGATCTTCAAATAATGAATTGGCAAATCGTACAAACAAGATGCGGATCAATTCGCGTGTACCTGATATTTACGGCACTTTGCGCGCTTATCCTGACTTGATCGCAGTCACTTACACATACTACGAGAACAACATTGAAGTTGAAGAATGTTTGATGGTTTTAGGCCGTGGTTATTATCAAATCAAGGACTGTCGTGATGGTGAAACAGATGTAAATGGTATTGATGGAATTAGTGTGAGTGCTTATGATCCTGGTGTGAGTATTATAGGTAGTAATACCATTTACAAAGTTGGTAATGCTTTTACATCACTTCCTCTTGATGTTGCTAAATCATCTTCGATCAATGGTCAAAGCCTTGTACAGCCAAATGATGTGATTATTGAAAGTCAAAGTATTTATTTCACGACTGGTGGTGTGATTCGAACTACTGACAACACTTTAGATTTTAGAGACAAGTTTAAAGTTGAAGATGGTATTGCAATATCAGGGGCACAATTTGGGGTGGAAAATATTGTGCTATCTGGCTTATGCACTGTCACCAGTGATTTTAAAATTATTGTTGAATCTGCCTTAGATATTAACTCAGTTGAGAAGTTTAAAGGACTATTGGTAAATGGGGCGAATGTTGCAATTACTGAAATTGATGAAGTAACAGAGGAAAGCACAACCAAATATTATGATTTGTCTGGACAGTATCAAGTCGATTCAATAGTCAAAACCACTTCGGGATCTAATTTTAGTTATGCCATATCTTTGCATTCAGCAAAACAAGTGAACTACAACTGGAATTTCATCACTGAAAATTATGATATCTCAGCTGGTTTAACCTTAAATGATAATGATGAAAGTGTTGATCTAGATGCTAACTACTCAGTCAGTGCTGTAGATGAGCATAGTATTAGTTTAGCGAATGCGACCACAATTAATGATGATTGGGCAAAGATACCTACATTATTTAATGGTAGTACTGCTGGATTAAACAACTCCGAAATCTATTTAGAAATTGTTGCGAATAAATGGGTGGGGTGGTTTGAGCTATACCATGAATCAGCCACACAATTGCAATTCAATATCTACTTTCCACAAGGGCTGTATAACGTCAACAAAGACGGTAAAACCACTTTTAATGATGTTTTGATTTCTATTCAGTACCAATCCATTGATGATTTGGGTAATCCTCAAGGCCCAATACGGTACATGGATTTTCGCATTGAAGAAAAAAATCGAGATTCATTTGGTCGAACATTGAGAGTAGATTTGCCTGTTAGTGGCAATCAACGGTTTAGACTAGCAAAGACTTGGGCTGGCACAGGAGCCAATCCAATCACTGAGTGTAAAGTCAAAGATGTTTATTTAACTTCACAGTATGACAAAACTAGTTATGACGGAGTTACAGTATTTAGACTTAAGACTACAGCAACAAATGGCGCACTTTCAGTTAAAGAGCGAAACTTTAATACGCTTATCACTCGAAAGCTACCTATTGATGGCACTGGACTTTTGCAACCAACCAATGATGCAGGGCAGGCGCTTATTAACATGGCACTTGATCAGTACATTGGACGCCGATCTTCCTTAGATGTTGATATAGATAAGATCAAAACAGAAATTCAGGCAGTTAAAACATATTTTAATTCAACTGATGCAA